CAACCGCATCCCCTGCACCTGCTACTACTTCAAACGCATACACCGTCGCCCCTCAAAACCTGTCCATCGGCAGAACCAGCTATCGTTCACTGCCTGCAAACATGCTGTCCCGTCTAAGCCTTGCGTCGTTGAAGGACATCCTGAAAAGGTACGAAGAGGAAGGCGAAGAAGTTCCGCGTTACGCGGACGGCGGCCCTGTAGCGGGCGTCATGCGCGCCGACGATCCTAGCCAGACCCCCGGTGGGCTGATCCCGTCTAGCGCTTCCTCCTCTAAAAACCCCGCCGACTTCCCGGCAGCAAAGGCGCCTCCGGGCTATCGCATGGCGGACAGGAGCTTGGAAGAGCTGGGCTTTGTTCCACAAGAATGTGGGCCAATGGGGTGTGTGGGTCTTCAAGTTGTCACGGATTATGCGAACCCAAAGACCGGCGAATACGTCACGTTGGGGACTCCTTTTGCAGGACAACTTCCGGAAGGTTGGGTAAAAGTTAACCCGACTTCCTACGATGCGGAAGGAAATGTAATTGGCGGAGGAACCCCAAAGCGCATCTATGGCGAAGTGGATCGCATTGCCCCTGTAATGCCTACCCCTGCTCCGACGCAGCCGGGCTCTCCGTATGAAGTACGCCCTCATTCCATGCAGATGGGACAAACTCGCACGAGTTATATCCCGGATAGTGTTATGCGCAACCTCAGCGGACGAAGCATGGAAGGTCTGTATCAGCAGTATGGGCAGGATCAATCGCCGGAAAACGCGCGGATGATGCCTGCAAACGACCTTCTCGAGTTCCTCCGCAAAAATCGCATGGTCTAAGCCATGAGCTTTCTTCGTAGTCTTCCATTTATCCCATGGCAAACCCCTGAGTTTTCTGTTGAAGATCAGGCAAGGCTGGACGATTACAACAAGCAGATTGACGCGTATTCCAAGGCGGTAGACGACTACAACGCGTACATTGAAAAGTGGAATGCCGGTCCTCGTGAATCGGACCCCACTATGAAACCCCCGGCTGAACTTCCGTTCACGCAGGCGACGTTGGACACGTTCTCTGAAGACGCGTCGAAGCGCGCGCAGGATGTAGCGGCACAGCGTGAGCTTGCGCTTGCCGTTGCTGCCAATCCGGAAGCCTACAATCTTTCTGGCTTTGGCTTCGCGGACGGTGGTTCGGTATCCCGCCAAGCGTTCAACAAGATGTTTCCCCAGAAGTTCGTGGTCGGTGGTGCGGCATTAGCGGCACAGAACGCGGCGGCCTTGGCAGCTCCTCCTGCCGCAGCGGGCCAAGAGCAGATGGACCCGTCTGTAGCTCAACGTATTTGGGATTACATGACAGGCGAGACCGCGGCCCGTGAAGCGGAAACCGAGGCGTATCTTTCGCAGCCGATTGATAATGCGCCGACGCAGCGGCTAGACCCTGCTGCTTATGCGGCTGCGTTGCGTGATGTGCAACGGCCCACGGTCCAAGAATCACGGATCAGTGGTGGCACCATTGCTCCGGACGCTGACGAGCGTGAGAAAACGCGTCGCCAGATTGAGGCTTTAAGTAGGCCGGGTGGTTTTGCTCCGGCTACGGCGCTACCGCCGACTCCGGGTTTTCAGCCTCCTGTTATTGACGCTTCTCCGGCGGGATTCCCGGAAGCCCCTCCGATGCCCACAGCGCTACCGGGCGCAGAGCCGCAGCAAGAGAACATTGACGATTTCATCATGCGGATCTTGGACGCGGCTCCTGCAAAGACGCAGTTAGAAGCTGGTCAGCGCGAGAGGGAACTTTCTGCAGAAGACAAGACGCCGGAAGAGATTGAAGAGACGATTTGGAAAGAGCTGGGTGTCTGGCGGTATGGCGACATGTGGCTTGAAGAGTTGCCGGGTACGGCGGCGTTTAAGGATCCATCGGAATGGTCACGCCGTAACGCGGACCTTGGTCAACGGATCTTGGAGACTACGACGTTAACCTTTGACGAGTCTGGCAATGAAGACATGCCAGTTAACGCGTACATCCGTGATAAAGAAACAAACAGCATTCTGAGCATTGGTACTGGAAAGACTAAGGAAGAGGCTTCGACGGAAGCGTTTGGTCAGGTAATGCGTGAGCAGCCTGAATATGACGCGGGTCCGTTGGCCTATCAGCAAGGACGTAAGGCAGCGCAGTATCCATTGAAGGACGTGGTTACTGGATATGAAGACTTGTTCAGTCGTTATCCAGAGGTTGCGCGTCAGTATGTGAACCTGCATCCGCAGACAGTGATTCCGGGTACTGAAAGTACGCGTGGTCGATTTACGGGCGTTGCGTATGAAGCCATGCGTGGGGAACGTCCGAACTTTGCTCCGGTGCAGATCGGCAAGGTGGTTACGGAAGACGGCGGCACGGCAGAGATCGTAACGCCGCAGAGTTTTGCTGCGTACAGCATTGCAAGTGAGCCAGATAAGATGTTGCCGAGCGCGGATGTACTGGAACATGAGGTCCAGCACAGCGTGTTCCGTGAGCTGGGATTACCGTCAGGTTATTCTGGAAAGGCGGCGGAGCAGTTGCTGACCTTTTATGTCCGCCCGCGGATCATGGAACTTCGTGATGGTGCTGAACCGAAGTACGAAGGCGAGATGGAAGATTTGATGAAGACCGCGAACATCGCGACGGATTATCAGACGTCTTTGCAGGAGTTGGTGGGACTTCCTAACCCACATGCGGTGTATTTGGCGACGCAGGGCGAGCTTCCTGCACGTCTTGCACAGTTCCGTTTGGGCATGACAGCGGAGCAGAAGGCTGCGGAATCTCCGGGCGCCACGTTGCGTGGTCAGGATTACCGTGCGGAGATGATGAAGCAGCATGGGTTTGAGACGGGTCCGGCTGCTTTGCTGCCGTTTGAGAAGTTGGTTCCGCAGCGTGTGATTGAAGAAGCCAATCTTGAGCTTGAAGATCGCATGAAGAACTGGGGCCGTACAGACGAGTTCATCGCCGAGAATGCGACGGCTAGAAACGCGCTAGACGCGTTTACTCCAAAGGCTATTGAGTATGCCGAAAGAGATTCCCGCAGGAAATCTCGTGAAGTAGTTGTCGAAATGAACATTGACGACTTTCTCAACTTGGCAAGAAAAGGTAGAGATAAAGATAAAGAAGAGGCACTAAAGGACGTTGACCAGTTTGACCAGATCCCGCACTTGAGCACGGAAGGTGAACAGGTTGTCGGACATGAAGGACGGCATCGCGCACGTCGCATGAAAGAGCTGGGCTATACGACAATGCCTGTCCGTATCATCGACGAGAAGGTTCGTTGGGGCGAGAACCCAGACGTCCGGTTTGATACGCTAAAGGCCGAGTCGGGGGACTTCTCGATTGAGCATCCTGTAAAACCGGGCGAGTACGGCGCGTATTGGAACCAGCCTGTAAAAACGACTGCTGCCGAACGGGCCACAGAACAGGGATTTACGCAAGACGTGTTCCACGGCATGCACGGCGAAGTGGAAGGCGACGTTTTTGACCCCAATATGTTGGACATAGGTCTCCATGTTGGTACCGCAGAGCAGGCATATAACCGTCTAAGAGATCTGTACGACCCCCATTCAAAGGGAAGCCGTTACAAGAATAAGGTCAAAGAAGGCGCTAATATCCTGCCATTGAAAGCACGCATGGAAAATGCGCTAGAGATGGAAGATGTAGGGGATTGGCGAGACAGCGCCATGGTTTTGAGAGCCCTGTGGGATAACGACCTTATCCAGCGGGAAGACCTTGTAGACATGTATGAAGATGCCAAAGCGCTCAAGCCCGAGTTCTCGGATATGGAGAACTGGCTAGAATCTCCAGAAAACAGGTCTTTGCTCGACGACATCAACTACATGTTGCGAGAAAACTATGGATACGACACCGTTAAGTATAAGAACAAGGTAGAAGGTGAGCGAGGAGCGGAACATGAATACTCCTATATCCTCCTCGATCCAGAGCGCGATGTGCGTTCAAGATTTGCTGAGTTCAGTCGAGGAAAAGCGCGAGAACCCGGCTTGGGCATGGCCAACGGCGGCGAAGTAACCAAGTTTGCTCGTTCCACGCTTTCCAAAAAGAAATAACCCCTGCATAATGAGACGACTATGCCAGTAGATAAAGCAGTCAACCAAGCCCCGGCACTCGAGCTGATCGTAAACGACATCGAGGAACCGGAGGTCGAAATCCTGTTGGAAGACGACGGCAGCGCCGTGGTCGAGATCGGTGAGTCGGAAAACGACGTCGATTTCTATGCCAACCTTGCAGAAGTCGTGGACCCCGATGAAGCGGGTGTCATTGCCATGGACTTGCTGGACTTGTTCGAGCAAGACAAGGCGTCTCGCGAGGATTGGGAAAGCCAGTACACCAAGGGCCTTGATCTGTTGGGCTTGAAGATGGAAGAACGCACCCGCCCATTCCGTGGCGCGTCAGGTGCAGTCCATCCAATGCTGACCGAATCCATTGTCCAGTTCCAGTCGCAGGCGTTTAAGGAACTGATGCCAGCGGGCGGTCCTGTCCGCACGCAGGTTGTGGGCAAAGAAACGCTGGACAAGGCGCAACAAGCCGCCCGTGTTCAGGATTTCATGAACTACCAGATTACCACCGTCATGTCGGAGTTCACTCCGGAGATGGATCAGGCCTTGTTCTACCTTGGCTACGGCGGTTCGGTGTTCAAGAAGGTCTATCACGACCAGACTTTGGGCCGGATGGTGTCCAAATTAGTCTTGGCCGACGATTTTTACATCCCGTACACCGGTTCTAGCGTACTTTCCCAGTGCCCGCGCATGACGCATCGCATTGCGATGTACGAAAACGAGTTCAAAAAGCGCGTTTGGGCGGGTGAATACCTTGATTATTACGTTCCAGAGGCCGATCCGAGCCTTGGAATCAGTAATATTCAGGACGGAATCGACCGCGTTGTCGGTCTGAACCCGCCAGCGAACACCGATGAGGTGTTTTTGCTGGAATTCCACGTCGATTTGGACCTTCCGGGCTTTGAAGATCGCGATGAAGACGGTAATTACACCGGAATCAAGCGTCCGTACGTTGTAACGGTCGAAGAAAGCACCGGAAAAGTGGTCGGAATCCGTCGTAACTGGCGTGAAGACGACAAACTGAAGAACCGAATCGAATATTTCGTCCATTACGTGCTGGTGGAAGGCCCCGGCGCGTATGGTTTGGGTTTTGTACACCTGATTGGCGGTCTTTCTAAGGCGGCAACCGCGTCTCTGCGCCAATTGTTGGATGCAGGCACGCTCGCGAACCTCCCTGCAGGCTTCAAAGCCAAGGGTGCGCGTATTGCGGCGGATGATGACCCGATCCAGCCGGGCGAATGGCGTGATATTGACGCGGGCGGCGCTGCACTGAAGGAATCTTTGCTGCCGATGCCGTACAAGGAGCCTTCGCAGACCTTATTTGCGTTGTTGGGCTTCACCGTAGACGCCGGTCGCCGTCTGGCGAGCATTGCCGACATGCAGGTGGGCGATTCCAACCAGCAAGCGGCTGTTGGCACCACCATTGCGCTGCTGGAACGCGGTTCGATGGTCATGTCGGCCATTCACAAGCGTCTGCACTACTCGCAGAAGCTGGAATTCCAGATGCTGGCGCATGGTTTTGCGCTGTACCTGCCGGATGAGTACCCGTACGACGTACCGGGCGCAAGTCGCAAGATCAAGAAGCAGGATTTTGACAACATGGTGGCGGTGCTGCCGGTTGCGGATCCGAACATCTTCTCTACTGCACAACGTATTACCCTTGCACAGACTCAGCTGCAGATGGCACAGAGTGCCCCGCAGATGCACAACCTGTACGAAGCGTACTACCGTGTCTATGCCGCATTGAACGTCCGTGACATCGACGGGATCCTGCGTCCGCAGAACTCCCAGATGCCGAAGGACCCGGCACAGGAAAATGCCGACGTACTGGACATGATGGAGCTGAAGGCTTTTGCAGGTCAGCAGCACGATGCGCACATTGCATCGCACCTGATCATGGGCCTTTCTCCGATGCTGCAGGGCCTTCCACAGGCTGCGATGACGTTGCAGAAACATGTACTGCATCACGTACGTTTGAAGGCCGAAGAGGACGTGGAAGCCGAATTGTTCAAGTCTTATGGCACCGACCCAGACCGCATGGTCTCTGCTATCCAGAAGGAAGGCATGGTTGCGCTTAAGGTCGCACAGTACATGCAGGAAGTCCGTGACCTGCAGAACCAGTTGACCGGTGGCGGAGAAGCGGATCCGGTAGTCGCGCTGAAGCAGCAGGAACTTGAGCTTCGTGCCCAGAACGACCAGATGCAGAACCAGATCGACATGCAGAAGCTGTCTTTGGATCAGCAGAAGGTGCAGGCGAACCTGAAGGCAAATGACGCACGCCTAGACTCGCAAGAAGCGATCGCGATGGAACGTGCAAACGTAGCGCGTGAGCGTGCTGGCTTGCTAGACCAGCATGAAGCGCGTCGTCAGCAGGCCGCGATGCAGAAACATCAAGAGCAGCTGAACATGGAGCGTGAGCGCATGATCATGTCTGCACAGCCGAATCAAGGGCCGCCAAATGCCGCTTAAAAAGGGTTCCAGCAAGAAAACCATCTCCGCCAACATCAAGGCGGAGATGAAACGTGGCAAACCGCAGAAACAAGCGATCGCAATAGCCTTGTCAAAGGCGGGAAAATCGCGTAAAAAGAAGACTAAGAAGTAAGTAACCACTTACTGGCCTTCTGGTAGGGCCCAAAACTACCTGCTTTTCATGGACTGAGACCATGCTAGAAACGACAGAAAAGATACTTAAAGACATTCGGCAGCTCCGAGATGACACGGCTGATCTCATCATCAGTGGTCAAATCAAGGATATGGAACACTACAAGTTCCTGATGGGCCGTCTCGATGGGTACAAGATGGTTGAGTCCGCGATTCGCGACGTTTTGTCAAAGGGAATTGAGGATGAAGATTTTTAACCCAGAGGAGGCCTAATGGAAGCAGTAGCTGAAATGACGGCTCTGGAGAAGAAGTGGGCAGAGGAAAAGGCCGAAAAAGGTCCTGTTCTCGACGATGCCTTCGACGCTGACGGAAACGTCAATCCAGAGCAACTTACCGAATCGGTCATGGACCGAATCCCGACCCCTACAGGATGGCGTTTAGCGATCCTTCCTTATCGAGGCGCCCAGAAGACAAAGGGCGGCATCATCCTTGCTGAAGAAACCAAACAACGTACGCAGCTGGCCACTACGGTCGGTTATGTGCTGAAGATGGGCGATTTGGCGTACAAGGACGAGTCCAAATTTCCATATGGGCCGTGGTGCCAAGAGGGGGACTGGATCATCTTCGGTCGCTATGCGGGTTCCCGCATTCAGATCGACGGAGGTGAGATCCGTATCTTGAACGACGACGAAATCATCGGACGGGTGAACAATCCGGAAGATGTTTTGCACATGATGTGAGGAGGCCACGATGGCTACAGCAGCAGAAGAGAAGCTTGAATACGATGTAGGGGAGAATGAGGAAGAGGCCACCATTGAGCTGGAATCTTCCGAAGAAGCGGTTGAAGCCGCAGCCCCTGAAAAGGACGAAAAGGACGAAAAGTCCGACGAATTGGACCAGTACAGCGAGAGCGTGCAGAAGCGCATCAATAAGCTGACCGCCCGTTTGCGTGAACACCAGCGTCGCGAAGAGGCTGCATTGCAGTACGCCAAGAGCATGCAGCAGAAGTCCGCCGAGCTGGAGAATCGTTTCCGTGAAACAGATTCTGCCCGTATGGGAGAAGCCAAAAACCGCGTGGAAACGCAGGTTGTGGCGCTAAAGCAGATTATTAAGAAAGCCCGTGAAGAGGGTGATTTTGATACTGAAACGGAAGCACATGAGCGCTTGACCTCTGTTCTATGGGAACAGCAGAAGCTGCGTGATGCGGAATCCGCGTACAAAGCGCAGCAAGAAATGGCCAAGCGCCAGCAGGCTGCCCCACAGACTCAGGCACAACCGCAGCGTCGCGCTCCGGACCCGCGTGCCGAAGAGTGGGCGGAACGAAACCAGTGGTTTGGGAAAGACACCGTCATGACCCATGCCGCTTGGGGAATTCATGCAGAACTCGTCCAGAATGAGGGGTTTGACCCGCAGTCAGACGAGTACTATCATGAACTTGATCGTCGAATCAAAGCGAACTTCCCAAATAAGTTCGGTAATGAGGAAACGACCACTAACAGGGCTACCAATAAACCCGTGCAGACGGTAGCTCCTGCGACCCGGTCCTCCGGTGTCACCAATACTGCACGCCGCTCTGTCCGGTTGAGTGCCAGTCAGGTTGCGATTGCCAAAAAACTCGGCGTACCTCTTGAAGAGTACGCAAAATACGTGAAGGAGTGAGATCATGAGTGATACGAATATGAATGTACCGAAGCTGAATCGTAGCTCTCGTGACGCTGATACGCGCGAAACAAAAGCGCGCCGTAAACCATGGGCTCCACCTTCACGCTTGGATGCACCTCCGGCTCCTCCGGGGTACAAGCATCGTTGGATCCGCGCAGAAGTTGGCGGTCAAGAAGACCGTATCAACATGGCTGGGAAGCTTCGTGAAGGTTACGAACTTGTTCGTGCCGATGAGCATCCTGATTTCGTGGCTCCGACAGTAGACGATGGTCGTCACGCTGGTGTTATCAGTGTGGGTGGTCTGGTTCTAGCTCGTATTCCTGAAGAAACGGCGGATGAACGTAATGATTATTATCGTTCGCGCACCCGAGACCAGCTGCAGTCGGTCGACAACGAGTTGATGAAATCAAATGCTCATTCCAGCATGCGAATTCAAAGCCCGTCCCGTCGCTCGAATGTTTCTTTCGGCGGTCCTAAGACCCAGTCTGAAGACTAAGCCAAAGAGGCCGTTTTATGGCTTTTGCTTTTTAACTTGATGGAGACTTACCATGGCTAACGTAGATAACCCGCGTGGGTTTACTCCGGTTCGTCACCTCACCGGCGGTACCATTCGTATGAATGAGTACCCGATTGCAACCGATTCTGCTACTGCAATCTTCAGCGGCGACGTTGTTGAATTGCTGGCAACCGGTTACATCGACGTGGGTGACGATGATTCTGCATCCTTCTTGGGCGTATTCGGCGGCTGCCGTTACACCAATGAACAGGGTGAAATTGTATACAGCAAGTACTGGCCTGCTGCTCAGACTACTCTGGGTGACGGCGACGCAGTTGCTTTCGTATATGACGATCCGAACATCGTGTTCGCTGCACAGTGCTCAGGTACCCCGGCCTCTACTCTGGTAGGTGCGTTCGTGGATCTGGACAACACCGACGCAGGTAGCACCGCTACCGGTCGTTCTGCACAGCAGATCGATGAAGACGCCTCTACTGATGACTTCTTCCGTGTAATTGCCCTCTCTAAGAAGCCGGGCAACGCATGGGGCGAGTTTGCAGAGGTTGAAGTAACTATCAGCAAGCATGCACTTGGTGCACAAGCTGGCGCTGCAATCTAAGGAGCTGAACAATGGCTATTAATCGCGCACAACTCGTAAAAGAGCTGGAGCCGGGTCTGAACGCCTTGTTCGGTCTGGAATACAGCAACTACGAAAACGAGCACTCAGAAATCTTCTCTGTTGAGAACTCTGACCGTGCTTTTGAAGAAGAAGTCATGTTGTCTGGTTTCGGCGAAGCCGCAACCAAGGGTGAAGGCGCAAGCGTCACCTATGACGACGCACAGGAAGTCTACACTTCGCGTTACAGCCACGAAACGATCGCTCTGGCGTTCGCTCTGACTGAAGAAGCGATTGAAGACAACTTGTACGACAAGCTGGCTTCCCGTTACACCAAGGCTCTGGCACGCTCCATGGCGGTCACCAAGCAGATCAAGGCAGCTTCTGTCCTGAACAATGCGTTCAGCTCTAGCTACCTCGGCGGTGACGGCAAGGAACTGTGTGCTACCGACCACCCGACCCTGTCTGGTGCGAGCCTGCGCAACGAACTGTCAACCGCAGCTGACCTCAGCGAAACCTCGCTGGAACAGGCGCTGATTGACATCGCTGCGTTCACCGACGAGCGTGGTCTGAAGATCGCTGTTCGCGGCATGAAGCTGATCATTCCGAAGGAACTTCAGTTCACCGCTGACCGCATCATGAAGTCTACTCTTCGTGTTGGTACCGCTGATAACGACATCAACGCTGTCCGTAACATGGGTATGGTTCCGCAGGGTTACTCTGTAAACCACTACCTGACCGACTCCGACGCATGGTTCCTCAAGACCGACGCGCCGAACGGTCTGAAGATGTTCCAGCGTGTTGCTATCAAGACCGGCATGGAAGGTGACTTCGAGACTGGTAACGTACGTTACAAGGCTCGTGAGCGTTACAGCTTCGGCTGGTCTGATCCGCGTGGTGTCTTCGGCTCACCGGGTGCTGCGTAAAATCCTTGATTTTCAAGGTAAAAGCCCCCGCAAGGGGGCTTTTTTATGCTTGACGGAATGCTTGGACCGACGTATGCTCCCCACATGCCTTACACCAATGAAACCGCAGGTATTTACCAAATCCGTAACACTCGGACAGGGGAGTATTATGTAGGTAGCACAAAACGCATGCGTAAACGCACTGCGGAACACATGCGCCTGCTTCGTTTGGGGCAGCACCCAAACCCAAATCTACAGACGGCGTATGACGCGGAGCCGCATTGTTTTAAGCCTTTTCTTGAGGTCGTATGCGAAGATGTCAGTGATTTAGAGTGGCTCGAAGAAGAGTTTCTCACAGGAAATGCGTGGTTTGGAGAAGCCTGCAAGTTGTACAACATTTCGGTCACGGCTAAAACGCCCATGAAGTATCGGAAGCACTCTGAGGCTACAAAAAACAAGATTAGCTTGACTAAAAAAGGCTGCACAGCACATGTTACAGCAGAATACAAGGCTAAGTTGTCTGCTCTTCGTCAGCAGAAGGCTTTAGCTGATCCAAAGTACCTTGCCAAGATTAAGTTCTTGGTTGAAAATGACCACATGACCTACGCAGCGCGAGGACGTGAGGTTGGTTTAGACACTAGCTCTGCTAGGAAACTTGCGCTGAAATATAGTCATCTCAAAGGAGAAATTTAACATGGCTACTACCCATCTTTCCGGTCCGCTTGAAGTAACAGGCGGTTTCGTAGGCGACGTAACTGGCGACGTAACTGGCAATGTTGCCGGTGTTCTTACCCCGACTTCCACTGTAACTGGTTCTCTTCCGGCAGCTGCTTCTAGCACCGGCAAGATCTATGTCATTTCTGACAATGGCGTAGGCGACGACGAGTTCGCACTGGTTGTTAGTGACGGTTCTAGCTGGTTGAAAATCACCACTACCGCATTGACCTAATCGGCCATTGGCCTTTATTTGTAGCCCTTCGGGGTCTTTGAAAGAGGAATTGAAATGGCAGCAGATACAGTAACCACGCAGGTTCTGGTCGATGGTCCGAAAACCTCGGTCCTGAAGTTCACCAACGTCAGCGGCGGTGACGGCGAATCCGCCGTGGTCAAAGTGGACGTATCCACTCTGGCCGGCGCTCCGTCTAAGGTAAAAATCATGCAGGCATGGTTCGCGACCGATGGGATGTCAGTCGACGTCCTGTTTGACGCAACCGCGAATGTTCTGGCATTTACCGCTCCGGCAGGTCTTACTGACCATCTGGACTTCCGCTGCTTTGGTGGTATCCAGAACAATGCAGGCACGGGCGTAACTGGCGATATTCTGTTCACGACGCGTGGGCATACCGCTGGTGACACCTATTCAATCATTCTCGAAGTTAGCAAGAGCTAAGGAGTAGATCATGATGGGACGTGGCATGGGCAAGGCTAACCGTGGCGGTGGCGCTTGCATGGGCGTTAAAAAGATGAAGAAAGGCGGCTGTGTAAGTAAGTACCGCAAGGGCGGCATGGCCAAAAAGGGCTGCAAGAAGTAAGACATGGCTACTTCAGGAACAACAGCATTCGACCTGT